GTACAGAACAACCTTGAGTTCACCGGTAAAGTCGGGCTCAATCATCTCAGACATGAGAATGATCCCATTCTTTACAGTGAGTCCAGGCCTTGCTGAAACACGACCATAGAACCCCTCTGGAAATTTCACAACAATACCTAGAGGAACAACCTGGCGATGACCAGACTTGATCTCTCCATGAGTACATGAAATCAAATCATAACTTGCACCGGTAGACTGAACTGGCAGATTCGCCTCTGGAAACAGTTTCTCAACCTGAAGAGCCATTAATTAACTAGAGTTTAATTTCTTTATAAGTGTATCTAGTTTATGTTGTATATCATAGCTCATGTGATGTTTCCATTCGTCTATAAAGTTTTTAGACTTTTTACTATTTTTAATCCATTTGATACCTTTTCGTGATAGCCTGTTGCACCTCAGAGCCACATCCCCTTTGTGCATGTATTGTCGCATGCGTATTCCTCTGTGCTCTTTGGGGTCTAATACATATATAGATCCATATGTAGATATATCAAGCTTATATGCATGCGGATGATCCTTGAGAGTCTTTACAAGTACAGATGATACATATCCTCCATATGAATGTCCAATTATATGTACTGTTAGAACTGTATCATCCTCGAGTGACTTTCGAACTTCTCGAATCATACGACGTACAAACATATCAATCTTAGTTTGGCCCATGAAACATCTCACACCAATATCTGCTACAAGTTGACCGATATCCTTGCTTCTTCTGTGAAATAAACGCACGTTACCAAATACACGTTGTTTATTTTTTTCAAAAACGGATCCGGCTCCTCTTATAAAGTACACATGGTGCATTACTAGTAGTACATAAAAAAAATATCATCTGATCTGGTAATGAAGTCTATTTGTCTCTACGACTCTGAGCAAACTATGGCTGGTTTGATTCATCACATCACAGTTGTACCACAAATTCTAGGAAACATTACAAGTTATGGGGCATCTCTGACTGTAGAGATTGAGGAGATTACAAGATTTTATAAGGATGATCCTATGGTGTCACGAAAGATTGGACTGACACGAAGCACAGGAACAGAGTATCACGTACTCCCTTGGAACCGTGCAATTCCAAAGATTCTAAAGTTTATTGTTGATCATGGGCCAACCGTATTCTCTCACAGTTGGCACAATGATCTCAAGTTTCTTCATATGACACAAGAGTTTATATCAAAAAAGAGCACCAAGTCTCGGATATTTCACAAGAATCTCCTTGCTTGGCCAGAGACTGGATCGTATGATTCCAATTGGCCCAAGATTGCGCGCGTCTGCTCGATTCACTTTTTGATGAATCGTTGTCCAAAGTTTATGAAGGCTTATACTGCATGGTACTCTCGGCGAGATGATGCACGATTCAAGGTGCACATGGATCTCGAACGATTAACACAGTTTGTCAAGGGGGAAAAGAATTATGAAGAGGAGCATACATCTCTTCAGGATTCTCTCGATCTTGCTCACGTGATTCGAACTGCATATACACTCGACAAGTTCAAGATTGATGGAAGATCATACTACATATCCGAAAAGACAATGGAGCCATCACTCACCAAGCCTCTTGTCGGAGTAACCAATAACGAACAAGCGTAACTTTAGAGTATCAGCAGCTCCAAAATCCATCACATTTGTATTCCCCAAGTCTATAAAGTAGGTTGGGTAATTATATGCTTTACGCAACTTGAGATATGAACAAAATAAGAGTTGCAGGTATGACACAAAGTCTTTCACCTCGTATGTTTCGGAATATTTCAGACGTAGGATGGCTATATCATCTTTACCGACGAGATGACCACATGGTGCTGTTTCTGTAGCTCCACCATCAAAGTAATTCCATGGTCCATATTTGAAACTTGAAAATAAAATGGGTACTGATATTGACATGCATAATGCATCTATAATTGACATGTGTGGATGAGTATCAACAGAAAAGTAATGAGTCTGTGACAATTCGACACAAAAAGCGGCTATATAAATCTTTATCGGGAACTGTTGATACAGTTGTTCAAATGTAAGGTTTGGTATCACAGACGTTATGAGATTTCTTATGGTTTCTCGGGGGACAAGACCATAGGAATCAAATAAAGACTTGAGTTGGGGTTTCAGATGTGAAATAGGAACCTTTAAAGACTCGCGGAGTATAGTCCGAAAGTCAAAGTTGTGTATGGCAACCATACAAGTGACAAGTGACCCAGCTGAACTTCCAGAGATTGTTTCGAGATTTTTCAGTTTGCCATCATCCCAAAGCTTATTTATGGCGCCAAGATATGCAAAATAACCTACTGCACCTGTACCAATTGCTAGGTGCTTCATACTATTAATTAGATGGGAAAACCATCCTGAAAACCGCACTCGTCAGCATGAATGTTGCAGCTTGGTAGGCAATCGGACCATCTGTATCACCCGATGGGAACAAGACAAAAAGTGTTGCCATGGGTAGAATAATATCCTGTTTGGATATGCTGAGGTGAGTCAGATACTTGAGTGCAAAGTAGTATGAAATACCAAAGATGAGAGCTTCGGAATACTTATCTGTATGAACAAAGAGCTTGACCATGATGAAAACTAGGGCTGGTATATACACCTTCTGACTCATCAAGTCGGGAATCATTACTATACTCTAAGAATTAATATAAGACCATTCGCAATATTGATTAAAAGTTTGAGGACATCTCAGATAGATAGACTCGTAAGACTCTGCAATTGTAAGGTATTCATCAAGGAGTCTTTCACTGTGCCAATCTTGCCAAGACTCTGGATCGAGTGGCTCCTGATACTCATCATCCTCAGAGTTGTAGTCGAGCTCATCCTCTACCCAAATAGTTTTGGGTGCAGAGTCATTCAGACCATACGACACATTCTTGAAAACCATTTTCCTTGTATATTTAGCACTCATAAGTTTTAAGCACGGTACAAGACTGTACAATCTCAGGGTAGTCAATATTGAACTGGTCGAAAAAGTCTTGGCGATGCACAACGATATGTGTAAAGTCGTAACCTACATTATCATAAAAGTCTTTCCAAGACAGGAGACGAATTGAATCATCTGGGTGATGACTTCCATCAGTCTCTACTAGACCACCAATCATTACAAGCTTACGCTCAGTTACCCAAGCATTACAGACTGTGACATCCACTTCATTGATTGAAGAGTTGGCCAAAATACAACGTACAAGACGTGCATCTGGCTCTAGAATTATAAACCGATCCGTCCTCTTTCTGATACTTACTGAATAAATACCACTTGCACCACCAAGCTCAAGAACACATGCATCTTTTGGAATTTGTTCACATAATGTTGCGACTTGTAGCAGATCAACGTCTACCGGTCCAAGATACATAATATGTTACATGGAGCCTTGTGCTTTATACCAGAGACAAGGATTCACGCTGAACCTCTGGTGCAGCATCAAGGATTGCTTGATAAGCACCCTCTGTCCGGACTACATCTCCACCAAAGTATGACCCAAGACCAGTACGGATCACCTCACGTGTGATAGATCCCCTTGCAGTCTTTACAGTATACTTCACCTTGTTCTTATTCACATTGACAGACCCAATATCTTCTTTGCTCATGTAAGATTTGATAAACGAGCGAAGTTCCTTCTCTCGTTTATTAAGGATTGACAAATCCTTTCGCGCCTCCCCCAGCTGCTGCTTGAGCTCGACCCAAGTAGTCATTGCGTCACGAAAGTTATCAGTTACAGGATCCATTAGTTATTTTGGGTTGTTCTTCTTTATGCTTGAGGTCCACGGTTCATTACGGAGTTGACGTTGAAGCTTGTATCATACTTCTTATCTGTTGAAGATGGTGGTGCAGTTGCATCGTGTGCTATTTCAATGGTTGGGCACCCACGCTCATCCATGCACGGTGATGCACCATTGAATGTTACCGTTCCGTATTGGGGGCCAAGAGTCCCCTCTGCATTCACGAATGCTGAAGACTTCAGCGGCTTGTATTTGTAGCCCTCATTCATGTGTACGGGTGGACCTCTTGTATCGGATGAATACAGAGTCTGGTTCTGGGCAGTCTTGGAGTTCATCTGTGACTGATTTGCAAGTAGATATGAGTTATCTACCATGGTAGGTGCTTGTTGAAGTGGTGCAGGTGGTTTATAAGTTGAGGTGGGGAGTACTGCTGGACCAGGCTGGGGGACGGCATATTTGCTAGAATCCTTGAAAAATAGAACCCAGATGATAAGTGCTATGATGGCGAGTTTGAATACTTCTTGCTCCTTCATTTATAGTATGTACGGAAAAAAATCTAGTCCAGGTAATCAGAATGATCCTCCTCTACGGGCTCGTCAGAAAAAAGATATTCAGTCACACGCCTCTGGGGCTTATTCTCCTTCACCTGAAGAATTTTGAATATGGGACCGAATGACTTTTTCAAAAACCACACACCTGAGAGCTCCACAATCATATCTACACCCGCATCCCAATCAGAATCCTTATCCTTTGGTTTCTTCTCAGAATCCCAGAATGTAGTTGCAACCTCACCACGAATAGTAGAAAGGCAAGTCTCGAATGTATCACCGTTCAGTGAACTCTGGAATGCACGATCAATAGTTGCATCTGAAACTTCTCTGCCAAACCACTCAACAGAGAGCTCCTTCGCCTTGGCAATCACTATATCCTCGAGCGCCTTGAGCTGGTTAGCCTGTGCATCAGTCACTCTGAATGCAACTGGCTTGACCACCAGTGAATCAACCTTAATCTTATTTAGCTGAACCCTGTTATGACCCGAAATCTTTAGATAATATCTACCGTCTGGAACCTTGACTGGCGATGTAAACTCCATTTGTATCTGGCAAGACAATCTTATTGGTTTAAAGACGCAAGGCCCTTGTATACCATAATGGAGGCACTACTTCAGACACTCATCGCTGATCAGCAGAAGGAGTTCAAGGCGATCCGCAAGGATATCCGCAAGATTCGTCAGCACATTGAGGATCCTACTGGCGAGAAGGCGCAGCTACGTTCTCAGAACAACGGCTTCCGTAAGCCACAGGTTGTATCACCTGAGCTACGGAGTTTTCTGGCACTCGGACCTGATGACAAGATTTCTCGTGCAGACGTCACTCGCAAGCTGAACGAGTATGTCACTGAGAAGGGTCTCAAGAATGGTCAGAACCTGACTATGGATGACAAGCTTCAGTCTCTTCTCTCCCCTCCAGAGGGTGTCCAGGTAACTTTTCTGAACATTCAGAAGTACATCAACCGTCACTATATCAAGGAGGAGGCTGCTGTACCAGCTGTTCCTGTAGCAGAGAAGAAGAAGGTGATTCTGAAGAAGAAGTGAGACTTAGAAATAATTATGTCTTGTAATATAAATGGAAAAGTTGACTAAACTACGCATTGAAACTCTCGTGGGTACAAAGATTAAGGATCTAAATTTGTACATACGAGCTCTTACACATAAATCAGCATTGAAAAAATATGAACATCTGAAGGATGACTATGAGACTCTAGAATTTATGGGTGATTCGGTACTTGGATTTGTAATAACCAAATGGCTTTTTGACAAGTATCAGGGTGAGAATGAAGGTTTTCTGACACGTGCCAGAACAAAAATTGTACGAAGCGAAACACTCGCCGGATTTGCAAAGCAACTTGGTCTTGGTGAGTTGATACTTATGGATGATAAGGGTATTCGAAACGGGTGGAATTACAACCCAAAGATTATGGAGGATTGCTTTGAGGCTCTTATAGGTGCTCTATATTTAGACCTGGGTATGATTCATGTGAAGAATTTCATCCTCAATATCATTGAAAGTGCAAATGTATCTCTAGTAGATGACAACTACAAGGATCAGGTGATGAGATATTGTCAGGCTATGAAGCATCCAGTACCAGAGTATCTAGTTCACACAATAGATCAGGGTTACTTTGTCATACATCTCAAGTTGAATGGAGTTGTATGTGGACAAGGTATGGCTTCAAATAAGAAGCAAGCTGAGCAACACGCAGCCCTGATGGCACTTAAGACTATGAATCTCTCTATACCTAACTATGCATCCAAAGGTCCAGATGCTTATTAATCAACATTATGACGATCAGAAATCGGATGCGTGGTTAGCTCTTAGAGGTACAATGCTTACAGCCTCTGATGTTGCGACAGCCCTCGGTGAAAACCCTTATGAGAAACCATCCAGTCTCATTCTGAAGAAGTGTGGAGTTGCATCTACATTCCATGGAAATGATGCAACTCGTCATGGTGAAAAGTATGAGCCAGTTGCACGAGATCTCTATTGTGAAAAGACTGGTGAGGTTGTTCATGAACTAGGTCTTGTCCAACACCCCGAGTTACCTTGGATTGGTGGGTCAGCAGACGGTGTCACAGAATCTGGAAAGCTGATAGAGATTAAGTGTCCACTGAGTCGCAAGATTGAGAATAAGGTTCCAAAGCATTACTTGGCCCAGCTTCAAGTTCTCATGGAGGTTTTAGATTTGGAAGATTGCGATTTTATTCAGTACAAACCTGATCCTCTCGAGTATCAGGTGACTAATGTCAAGAGGGACAGGCAGTGGTTTGCCGATAGACTTCCAAAGCTTAGAGAGTTTTGGAACGAAGTGTTGGCTAAGAGACTAAATGGTCTTTGTGAAATAGTATGAAATGTGTATATTGTCTGAAGAAACCCAGCATACTCAAGTGCAAGTCGTGTCAGTCTATGCTATGTACATCTTGCATACAACTCGAGATTCATTCATGTAAAGGTATGAAGGAGAATAAGGAGAAGGAGCTTGAAAAACTCAAACAACAGTTACCAAAAGTTATCGCCTCAAAAGTTTCGGCAATATGATACACCACATATAGAAACCAACAATCATGACGATAATTAATATGAAAAATGCTAGCCAATCAATGTCTTTATAACAACACTTTGGTTCACTCTCTGGACAATCATATGTGGAACAATCGGGTATGAAAAAGTCGTTAAAGAGCAAGAGATCTGGCATTGGTCCAGTTGATAGTTTCACACCTATACTTTGCAGTGGACTAAGCACTATTCCGAGATCTGCAGAGTTGAGAATCTTATTGTTTGTGCTCCAGGCATCATTGCTATATAGTATACTTCCAGTGACTTCATCATACACTTGTACATGCATTGTTGTGGGTATTGTTCCAGATCCATAATCCCAAGATACTTCAAAAGAAGTACATGTGAGTTTATCGATTGTAAATTGAACTGGACAAGCTACAGGCTGACCAGGGCACACGGGCATTATGTAATCAAATGTATTTATGCATTGATTTGTATCTTGTTGTACAAACACTGAAACCGTACCGACTGTTCCACATTTGAGTCCTGTAATAGTTGCTGTACCTTTTTGCAATACCATATTATATGTATTTCCAGCTTGTGCTATTACATTTGCAGACTGAGGAAATGTCACAGTGAAACCATTTGTATTATATGCTATAGTTACTGTCGATGTAATATCTTTTTGGGGACACACTGGATTATTCGGTGAAGTCATTGTTGTATAAACTGCATCTCTACCAACATCCATCAGAGTAGGACAAGATGTTGTAGCATATTTCTGTGAAGAAACGGTATACGTTGTGCCAGGGATTAGACCATTAAATGTTACTGTTGTATATGGTACATTTGCAGCGCTCGTGCCTGATTTAGTTTGTGAATAACCATTCGGACCAGTTAAGGTTACTGTTACAGTTATAGCCTCAGTTGCAACCGGGTTTGTACTAGATGGTATATAATATAATGTCATAGAGTCCCCTGAGAAATAAGGAGCATTAGAATCATTTATAGCAGTATTACAAACTGACATCTATTATACTTAAAGAATAAAATTGTATATATATTATCTGACCATAGCTCAATTGGTAGAGCGAAGGACTGTAGTTCCTTAGGTCACCGGTTCGATTCCGGTTGGTCAGACGGGGGCTGGGCAACTCTCAGGCTAACGCCGAACAGGCCTCGAGGGGGAGTCACCTCGTTAAAAACGGCAGGAAAGGTTAACTATAGTATTAACAGGGACTGATCAACCCACTTTCCAGGTTAAGTGTCTGCAAGTCTAAGTACACCAGCATTAACCATCTTCTCCTATAGCTCAGTCGGTAGAGCGTGAGGCTGTTAACCTCAATGTCACAGGTTCGATCCCTGTTGGGAGAGTCGCGGGTTCCCGTGTCGCGACATTGTCGCTCCATCTCCAATAACACAATTGGTTAGTGTGGCGGTCTTATGTTCCAAGGCTTGCCTTGTTTTAGTGAGCCGCAAATCCGAGTTCGATCCTCGGTTGGAGAATTTGGTTTCATAGCACAACTGGATAGTGCACCAGCCTTCTAGGAGCAAAGCGAAGCTTTGAGACGGCAGCTGGAGGTTGTGGGTTCGATCCCCACTGAAATCGTACTATATTAAGGAATTAGAACCTTCTTAATATAGTATGGATGACTTTTTCAACCTGATTGAGCCGATGCTCCGAGATGACTATGATAATGTCGGGTATAAATCTGGTATGCCTATAGAGGATTACAGGCGCCTGAGACACCTTGAGTTTGCAGCAAATGAACTGAGATTTCCTGGTTACATGGAGCACTTTACCAAAAAATTCAAAAAGGCGAAACGTATTGGAATATTCGGAATTGCTCTTGGCGTAATTTTGTTTATTCTCAAATAAATTATCTGACAATTGTAATGCTCTATGATTTCAATTATGTGTTTGCAAACAACAAAGTGACTCTCGAGCCACAGCCAGAGTTTCCTGCCGAAGTGACAGTAGAAGCTGAAAAGCTACTCAAAGGTGCAATGATACTTAAAGGCGAATGTTTGACCAAGTCGATTGGTCCTTTTCAGATTAACGCAACAACTGTAATACGTCTTAGTCTAAAGGTTTAAAGTACTATTTGAATAATGTGTGGAATTTTCGCCACAACTGGGGGAGGCTTTCCAAATCACTCCCTGAGACATCGCGGTCCTGATGCACACTCAGTCCTTCGCCTGAAAAGGGTTAAACTAGCCTTTTGGAGACTAGCTATAAATGGTCTAAACGGTGGGATGCAGCCCATTCAGCATAAGGATAAATATCTCATTGCCAATGCCGAAATCTATAACCATATTGAACTTGGCGGGGTAAAGGGTGAATCCGACTGCAATGTTATTCTTAATATGGTGGAGAAGGTGGGTCTTATCACAACATGCAAGGTGATCAATGGTGACTTTGCATTTGTAATTACTGACGGAACTAGTCTTTGGGCAGCCAGAGATCGTGTTGGGGTCAGGCCTCTGTATTACTGTAAACACTCCAGAGGAATTGCATTCGCCTCAGAGGTTAAAGCTCTCTTGCACTTCAAGGCTCGTATCAATCACTTCCCACCTGGACATGTATATACAGATGGTAAGTTTGTATGTTGGGAGACTAACCACTGGGATCGACCCAACCTCGGAAAGACTGTAGATAATCTGCATATGATGTTATGGGATGCAGTGAAACTACGAGTAACAAATACAGAGGTTCCGGTTGGTTTCTTTCTGAGTGGTGGTCTTGATTCATCTATTGTGGCTGCAATTGGTAAGCAGATACTCGGGAAGCAAATTCGAACCTTTGCAATTGGTCTTGAAGGTGCACCAGATCTCATAGCAGCTCGACAGATGGCTACGTTTCTAGACTCGGATCATACCGAAGTTATATTTACGCCAGATGAGGGTATCGATGTTATCCACGATGTCATTTGGCATCTGGAGACTTTTGACACAACCACCATCCGAGCATCAATTCCCATGTTTCTACTGAGTAAGTACATCAAGGAACACACAGATATTCGAGTCATTCTTAGTGGTGAAGGGTCTGATGAGCTCTTTGGAGGATATCTGTATTTTCATGGTGCACCAACAAAGGAGGCTTTTGTGGCTGAGACTGAACGACTTGTCAATGACGTATATATGTTTGATGTACTCCGGGCTGATCGAACTACATCTGCACATGGGATTGAGTTGCGAGTTCCATTCTTTGATCCCAATCTTATAAACTATGTAATGGGTGGATTTGACCAGAGCGTGAAGATGCCAAAGGATGGTTTTGAGAAGCATCTCTTGCGTTCTACTTTTGAGGGTATTCTTCCTCATAATATTGCTTGGAGACAAAAGAATGGTATGAGTGATGCTGTTGGTTACAAGTGGCGCGAATCCCTCAAGAAATATGGTGAACATCAATACAAAGATATATTCACATATTACTTTGGAAAAAATAAACATCTTGTACCCTATATGTGGATGCCAAAGTGGTCAAATGCTACAGATCCAAGTGCTACGCAGCTACCCTATTTCTCCTCACACCAATCTTAGGAGGTAAATTTCCCTTGTTATTTCGTCTGGGTGGATGAGGAAGCATCTCCATCTCAAGCATGAGCTCCTTATCTGCAAGCTTTGCATATTTCTCCTCTAGAACATAGACTCGCTTGTAAAGTTCCACCATGGCATTATTTATAGACTGTATCTGTTTCTGGAGAGGTGTCAACATATAATATAAACAAATAAAATACTATAAGAGTAATGGATCCTGGAATGCTCTCTCTGTATAGCTGTATGTATGATAAGACTGAAAAAACATCAAACAGGTTTACAGCCGTAGTTGTGTACTCTGTATACAAGTTCCTAGCTCTTCTAGATTACCTCTTCCCCGTCAAACGTTCGGTCTGAACCAGTTGGAGAACTTCCGCCACCTCTTCCTAGGTTGACCAGTTGTCTAGCAATTGATCCAAGACTAGACTTTGAATCAACATCATCCTCTGTCTGATTAAACCTCAGATGGTTAAGCATCTTCTTCTCAATTGGGTTGCCTTGTTCAACAGATGTTGTAAACTCGGCAAAACATTCGTTGAGAAAAAGTTGTCCACCAGTTGACCGTGTGTCTCTATCAAGGGACAACTCTTTGGAAATCTTCAATGCGAGTCTATGAAAGACAATGGATGATCTCAAAGCTGTAGTCATCTTTTCATTAAGCTTCAGGTAGAGTTGTATTGAACCAAGGACACCGGTTCCTGCAGATAGAACAGCATTCAGTATAGATACATATCTTTGTTGTAAAAAGTCATTCAGAGCTATGGCTGTCAGTGCATTTATTGCACTTACAATCAATATAGGAACATTAAATCTCTTTGCAAGTCCCTGGTAATATGTGTATTCTTTAGCATAGTGCTTGTGGAGTACATCCGCCTGTTTTTCCAAATTTTCTAGAAAATCCTCCTCTTTATCTGTCCAGGCCTTTTCCATAATTTAACGCACTATTTAAATTCCCGAACTGATTTCGGTGCCTCTTTCCAGAATGTTTTCGGATCATTTATGTAAACTTCATAGAGTCTTTTATTTTCAGCAAGATTGTCATGCTCCATTTCCTGATACCCTTCTGGAACACAATCAGAGTATTCGAACGGGAGACTAAGAATTCCCGAACTCACATCGTGTTTTTTTCCGTTCGAATCTTCGACCCAGCAATGCCAACATGCTTGGTTCTGGCATAGTGCATATCCTGAAAACATCTTAGATCCCTTGATAGCTTTGACCAAAAGAGCATTATGATGAACAATTGTCCCCTCCGTTTTATGAAGCTTCAGTCTTAGGACGAGTCGCTTTACGGGATCCATTAGTTTATACTTGTATAAATTCTCTAAACCCAGTCTGGACACAGAAGATGATGTGAAGAATTTCACCAAGAATGAATAATCCCACAAGTACTTGTATATATGTATACATATGCAACTTCTTCTGTAGAAAGTAAGCTCCTACAAATGTTGCAAGTGTATCTACAAGTGCAATATTAGTACCCGGTATCCTTGCAGAATGAATACCATCCCCTGGCTTTCCAAGTATATCTTTAAAAGGGCATCCCATAGTATAAACACTTTAAAAAATAATGAGCTCTACTTATATGCTGGACCCAATTCTGACACCATCACTGAGTCGTTTTACAACCTTTCCTATACGGTATCCAGGCCTATGGGATCTTTACAAGCAGGCTATTTCTAGTTTTTGGACAGTAGAGGAGATTGATCTCTCAGGAGATCTCAGAGATTGGGAACATTTGACAATTCCGGAACGAAACTTTATCAAGATGGTTCTGGCTTTCTTTGCGTCAAGTGATGGTATCATCATGGAGAATATCGACTTGAACTTTGGATCTGAGGTTCAGATTCCAGAGGCGAGATCATTCTATGCATACCAAGCTTTCAACGAGTCTATCCACTCTGAGACGTATTCTCTCATGATTAACAAACTCATCAGGGATTCAGAGGAGGAGGCTCTCTTGCTTTCAAGCATTCAGAACGTACCATCTATTAAACTCAAGGCTGATTGGGCAATGAAGTGGCTCGACAAGTCACTCGGCTTTGAAGATAGGCTGGTAGCGTTTGCTTGTGTGGAGGGGATCTTTTTCAGTGGATCATTCTGTGCCATCTTTTGGCTGAAGAAGCGAGGAGTCATGCCAGGCTTGTGCTTTTCGAACGAATTGATAAGTCGTGACGAGGGTCTCCATCAGACATTTGCAGTTGAGTTGTACAAACTCTTGCAGAAGAAATCGACAAAGGTGTATGACATTGTCAGAGAGGCTGTCGAATGCGAATCGGAGTTTATCAGAGCCGCCCTGATGGTGAAGCTCATTGGTATGACTGATGAGTCTATGATACAATATATCCAGTTTGTGGCTGATCGGTTGTTGAATCAGCTCGGACTGGATAAAATGTACAGTGTTCAGAATCCATTTGACTGGATGGAGAATATCTCCCTCGAGGGGAAGACTAATTTTTTTGAAAAGCGCGTTGGTGACTATTCAAAGCATATTGTACAGCAAGGGGATTCGGTTCGGTTTGATGTAGATTTTTAGATGGATGAGATGGTTGAACCGGCCTCATTTAGGCCCCACTTGACTCCACCAGTTGGCAATGCGGACTGGAGCCACAGGAACACGTACCACAGGAGTACGCCGTGAATGAACATCTGGAGATACCCCTCGCTGAACCGGCCAGTAATCTTATAGGTCTGTGGGCTGGAGAACACAATGAAAAGTGCTGCCAGTAGGAAAGCATCGGTCGAGAATATGTTCTTCATACTAGGAAGTGCGGATAGTGGCATTTTAGTATAGACTGAGAAAAAAAGTCACGTCACCCTGATGTTTCAAAAGTATACGCCTAAAGAGACGGGCCACTTGTATAGTAGAACCAAATGGCATCTGTGATCCAGTTTACCGACTTTTCTGCTGACAGCATCGCATTCTCTGAACTGCACAAGAATAAGCTTGGTGGGAAGGCGATCTACCTGAACAGCAAGTCTGGTCAGAAGCTTCTGGTCCAGCTGCCAAGCACTCGTGCACCTTTCGGCCTGAGCCCTTACGAGGATGCAAGCACGAAGCGGGTGACTTACACTGTTCCACTCTCTCTTGACGATCCTCAGCTCCAGGAGACATTCAAGGATATTGATGAGAAGGTTCTCAAGTATGTCGCCGATAACTCGAAGGAGTTTCTAGGACAGCAGTACACGATTGATGTTCTACGTGTCCTGTATACTCCTCTGCTCAGGCCATCCAAGGGTGACTATGCCCCTCAGCTCAAGCTGAAGGTGCAGACTGGTCGCAACGGTGAGTTTATCCCCAAGGCGTATGATCATCAGCGCAACCCAGTTCCTCTGGACAGCCTGGACAAGGGCAATATGGTTCAGACCATCGTAGATATTAACCAGATTTGGATCGTCGACAAGAAGTTTGGAGTGAGTGTTCGCCTTGAGCAGCTGATGAAGTCTGCCTCAGCAAAGCTGAATGAGTGTGCCTTTGCAGCCACTGAGGAGATTGACATCCCCGTAGATTCTGACTAAATAAATTATTAGAGTGTAATAAATGGAGATGAAGTATATGATTCTAATTGCTGTCCTTGTCCTTGCCGCATTTTTTTATTTCCGCTCCTCGTCCCCTTACAAACAGGATACACCTACGGCATCTAGTGCACCCATAACCTTTTACGGTTCCCCGACGTGTGGTTGGTGCACAAAGCAGAAGGCTGAGCTAGAGGGTATGAATATCCCTTATGTTGATTGCTCTATTGAGACTGAGAGGTGCTCAAAACTAGGTATCAACGCATACCCCACCTTTATCCTATCTGATGGAACAGTCCTAAAGGGGTTTCAGTCCAAGGATAAAATAAGTGGCTATATTAATGCGCCAGTCGGGAAGTGAACCTCTATTTGACTCTGACAGGTGGCCAGTTGTAGGAAATAACTGCTACGATTACGCATTTGGTGACAATGAAAAAAAAAGATTACGAAAAAGTGAACCCGGTGAACACATAGGGAAACCAGGGACTCTCTTTAAGACGTGCGGAAAAGGCCGAAACAGTATGAAGAATCGTATACTGGCTGATAATCCCAAGTCTGTCTATGCACTTCCGAGAAGAGGAGAGTGCATCCCCTGTCAGAAGGGCTACTACAAGGTGATGGCTTTTGTAGCTCCAAAAAATATAGTCGGAGAAACATACGGAGACTTTCACTTTTATAAACAGGTTGGATCTGTCAGATATCAGATACAACAAAAGGATTCTGTCGCAAAACTTGCAAAATTCTTTCGGGTCAAACCTGCAGTTATTAAAGAAGCACTTTCAAAAGTTAGAAA